CCTATTGCTAGGGGGATATTTAAATTACTGTGATAATTCACCTGTGTTTAAAACACGAACCGGGATGTAGATGAATTCAGCTGCCTTAACAGGCTCAATCGCAACGTCTACCCACAATTCATTTCTATCAATTCTTGCTGGTGTGTTGTTACTATCATCACACTGAACAAGATAATCATAGATACCACGTTTAGCAACTAAGTCAACCATCAATGTTTGAATTACGCCTGCGATACTATTACGTGTTAACGCATCGTTAGGTTCAAATACGAACGGTCTTGCTGCCAATGTCAATTGACGACGGATGTAGTTAACTAAACGAGCAACGTTTGTTCTATCTAACGCACTTTGTGAATTGAAACTGTTCTTGTTACCATAGTTCAACAAACCAACACCAGTAAAGAATACTAATGGATTGATTTGATTTGTATACAATACATCACGAATACCTAAACGTGTCTTAATAGCAACGAACTCACCAGTTGTTCTGTCTAAGTAACCAATGTTCAACGCATTGTCAATGTTACCACGACGAGTACCGGCTGCCGCTAACCAAGGATAAGCTACAGTATCATTACGTAAGAATGTGCGCAACATCATATGTGATGCTGGAACAACAACTTCGTTACCACTCAAGTCATTTGTAATTCCACTTGGATAGAATAGACCCAAATATGTATTACGTGTAACTAATCCAGTCTCGCCTGTGCTTGTAGCACCTGCATCGTTGTTAGCCCATGCTTGAATGTCAGTTGCACTATCAGCTAATCCTAATGGAGTATCACCGATAATATAACCTGTCTCACCACGATCCGCATTCAATACAACCATGTTAGGTTGTAGTTCTGGATAGTTAGGAGTAGCCATCAAGTTGAAGTAGTTATCTTCGTCACGAATGTCTGTGTTTGTATCAATTGCTGAACGCAATGCTTGAACAACCATAGCACGTTGTGCCGCACGACCCATGTAAGGTGCACCGTTCGCAGAATTACCACTTACTGTTACCCAAGTGCTTGTTTCTGATGGTAATGTTTCATCAGGGAAACTTGTAGCATTAAAGTAATTTACACGATACTGCTTAACATTATAACCTGAACGGCGTGTGTTGAATAACAACATACCAGATGGGTATAGTGTTGGATTAGGTGCATCTAAATCTAAGTAGTTGCTTGTTAGCAAACTAGTGATTGTTGGTATAGGATCATCTACTGGGCTTACATTACCTGATGTTGCCCAACGAGCATCAGCAAATAATACACCAGTAGAACTTACTTGGTCTGTATTATTAATCAATACCCACATATCTTCACCGTTAACCGCTTGCCAACGACTGATTACCGGATACACTTCTAAATTACTAGTGTCAATCCACAAATCACCATATGCTAATGCTGTACTGCCGTCGCTTTGTGTTGTAGGAGCTGTCGCACTAATAATAGGACCATTTGGATCAGTTTCATTTGTGCCACTTGGTAGTGGGAAACCATTTGAATCATAATCTCTATTTCCATAACCATACCATGCGCCATTATAGCTAACCATAATGTCAACTTGGTCAACTACACTGTAGAACCAGTTTGTATTATTAGCAGGAGCTTCGTTAGGAGCACCTTCATTACTTGTATATGTGAACTCTACCCAATTACTTAATTGAGTTTGATATGTTCCTGGAGGTGCACCAGATATATATGTAATTGCTGTTGCGGCACCACTTGATACTGCTGTAACTTCTACTACTAAATCATTAGCAGTAGTTGCGCCGCCCAATGATGTGCCTTTAATAGTAATTGTATCACCTACTGCATAACCTGTTCCGCTAGCTGTAACTCCATCACCGTCAACGATGTATGTTTGATACGTAGAGCGTATAGCTAATGTTGTTCCAGTTAGTGTTCCTGAACCACTAGTAGTTGCATTAGAACTTGACAATGCAACGCTAAAGTCAGCCGTAATACTTGGACCATATTTTACCCCAGTTGTTGTACCAATATCAAAACCTGCTTCAGCTATCAATCCGTTTGATACACCTACTGATGCAAATGATGAATTAACTGTATCATCCATAATCATCTCGCCACCTTCTGTATGTGTCAATTGAATTGCACCATCAGTGGTAACACTTGCAGTTGTATAAGGAATGTCTGCCGCCGCCCATGCTGTTACGAAATCAGTAGCATCGCTATTATCAGCTAATGTGAAATTATATGCTGAACTTAAATTTGTGCTACCTGGCACAGATACTTGAACTGTCATGTAGTATGGTCCAGCAGTAAAGTCAGGTGTAGCATTATCACCTGTAATTACTGTAGGTCCTGTAGCTATTCTTTCCCATAGATAGTAAGGAGCAGTTCTAGACCCTCCGTTAAATTGATATTGACCGTATATAGTTCCTGCAGGGATCGCTTGACCACCTGTGGCGTCTAATGTAGATGTGACTGCCCAATCAGATAATGCAGATATTACATTCTTGCTAATCCAAGATGCAGTAGCAGTATTATATACAGAGACTGCTGGGTTTAATCCATTACCAGCCGCACCTACTTTAATCCAGACAGACCCAGTTGGTCTAGGAGTAGCTTGACTACTTGTCCATAATGGCATTTGAGCACTAGTGCCATAAGCCAAGAATGGTTGGAAATAGTTACCACTAGTTATACCCAGATCATTCAATGCTGTTCCTGAACCTGCGTTAAAGAATGTCATATAACCGGTAGAAGTTCCAGTAATTAAAACTTGATTAGAGAACACACATAATTTACCACTACGAACTTCAGCCGATAACGAAGTCCATCCTAAATTGTTAATTGCGGCTGCAACACCTTCTACTGTATTGTTAGGACTTACTGGAACAGTAATGCTAGCAGTATACAAACCTGACATAGAAATATCAATGATATCACCTGCAGTTAGTGTAGGATTAGATTCAGATCCCTGAACGATAGGTATATCATTTCTCCAAAATGCGCCACCTATCGGAACCCAAACATTGTTTGTAGTTTTGTAAAAGAAAGTTCTATCAGTGCCAGTAGGACTAGAAGTAACTTCTAGTGCATTTACTGCATAGTCACCAATATTACCGATACTAGCTAGTGGAACACCACCTGATATATCAGCACTGTCTGTGATGACGATTGGAGTTTGTAATGCAAACGCACCGGTTGAAGCATTAAATTCATATATGCCCCAAGCACTAGTTGTTGTGTCTAACCAATATGTACCGTTATCTGGATCACCAACTGGACGACCTGTTTGTCCTACTAAACTTGCCAAATCAATATCAGCACGTAGAACATAACAACGATTTGTAACGCCTAACAATGAATAAGCAGCCAATAAGCCGTATTCGTTTAATTCATAACCTTGAATTGGTGTGCCATTTGTCGTTGTATAGAAGAATGGGGTGCCGTATAAGTTTACTAAATCACGTTGACTTGTTACTTGATATAACTTGTTAGCATTTGCGGCTGTTGTCGCTACTGCTACACCTGTACCACTAGCATTCGCTTTATTTTGCGCAGTTGCTAATAGAACTAGTGGGACTGAATTTGTTGGGGCTGGTAAGTATTGACTTTCATCTGTAATCGTTACTTCTACGCCGGGTGAAGTTAATGCCATTTTATTTTTCCTTTATGTAAAATTATGAGGTTTACTACCTAAATTGCATACTATTATTTAGTAGAAAATCTAAAAAAGACGGTATTACCGTGCCTTCGAAGGTGTAAATACAATATGAGACCTATATGTAACACATGCGGAAAGAATCACTGTGCTGTGAATTATATCCGTGAAAGTATCACACACTATCGTAGCATGTGTGATGAATGCGGTCGTAAAAAGAATAAACTAAAACCTAGAAGTGCTAGGTGGAAAAGCGCGGGATACAAGAAAAAAGCCACATGTGATTTATGTGGCTTTAAAAGTTTGTTAGCAAGTCAAATCACAGTCTTTCATATAGACGGTGACTTGGATAACTGTAAAATGACTAATCTACGTAGTATCTGTTTAAACTGTATAGAAGTAGTAAAAAAGAAAGAAGTAACTTGGCGTAGGGGTGATTTAGAAGTTGACCACTGAGTTTACCTGCTTATGTAACTCATCAATGGTTCCGTTATTGTCAATATAATAGTCATACAACAATCCGATACTACTATACTCACTTGCATGGACAGCATAGTTACCTAATTCTACCATAGCTTTTAATCTTTGTTCACTGCCTTCAGGTTCATTGTTATAGTCAACTGCGGCACTATACCAAACAGGACGTTCTCCCCTGCTAACACGCATTGTTATTCCACCTACACTTTTGATAGAATTTACTTCATTAGCAAAACGGCAATCAGTAATAACAATGTTATCATTGGTCTGACGTAGTTTGTTCTCTACACTAGCGACCCAGATATCAGTGTGGAAATTATTGCGACAAACTTCTGTGCCCCAGTATTGTAATACCCAACGTGGGGTGATTTCCATACCAAGTCTATTACTCCACCAGTCATCACGCTTTTCTCGCCACTCTCTGCTAGACTTAGTTGAACCTTCTAGCAAATCTCTTTCCCAACCAAAGACTGATGCTACTGCGTCTTTCAACGAAGCGGCAAAACTAACACGTTTGAATCCGTGAAATGTAGTAAGATAGTCAGCAATCGTATCTTTGCCTGACCCAATTAATCCTGTAACTCCGATAATCATAAAAAAACTCCCGTAGCATATATTATACTACAGGAGTTTCAGAAAGTAAAGAGTTATTTTTAACCTTGTACCCAAGTTAGTGGTTGACTGTAATCTACATAACGCTTCAACTCATCAATTAGTTGTTCCATTGCAGCCTTACCTTCAGCTTTCATAGCTGTCCCGTTTAGTGTTGTGCCACCACCTGGGCCTGCGATACTACCAAACTTCTCACGTGCTTCACCGATAATCAATTTAAGATTAGCTAAAATAAAATCACCAATCCAAACACCTGCGCCCGGATCTTGTAGCAACACTTCTTCTGGTCTTTGAACGTCTGCCCAAATAAGAACACGTTCACCAGAACCTTTTGGATCACGAACAATACGAATAACTTTAGTTACTGGATCGAATGTATAGATTACATAGCCACCAAACATACGTGCGGCTAGTTCAACATAACCGGCATAGAAGTCATATGTTGCCATACCACCTGCATAGTTATAGTTTAATAGATAAGTGTTTAGAATAGCACTACTGAATGGATCAAAGCTAGTACTTGATGGGCCTGTTTCTAATCCGATCGTTCTACGATAGATACAACGAACATTGATAAACTCTTGTGGAAGTGTATATGTATCAACATTCTTTACAACTGTCATTAGTGTATATGATTCAGCCGTAGCATTTTGCGCTCGTTGACGATATACTTTAATAGCATAGTTATATGCCGCTTCAAAGTGTTGAGGGTCTAACTCAAGGTCGATAATGCCATCACCTAAACGATAACGAAGGTTTTGAAATAACGCTTGTTTCAACTCATCTAGTGTTAAACCAGTTGGTGTAGAAAGAATGTTTGCTGTTGCAGATATAGTCATATAGGTTTCCTGATAGTGTATTTATCAGGAAACATTTGGCCCTTAGATATCGCCTTCTTTGCGATTCTCACTATAATGTGCGTCAAAACTGCCACCGGGATAGCGGCTTTCTAGCTTACGCACGTTTTCATCAATAACTTCATTTGGATCAAGATTCAATGCACGACAAGCATTAATCCAATACCACATAACATCTCCAAGCTCACGCTTCAAGTGAAACACTTCTGCTTCTGTCAGTGGTTTACCCTGAAAAAACATCTTCTTGGGCACTTCGATAAACTCGCCACCTTCAGCCGCTAATCCTAGACAAGCTGTTAGTAATAGCGGTACGTTGATACTAGGTCCACCATCGTTACCGTCAAGTTCATCACACCGGTTCATAAATGTAGTCAAGTCATTACTTGCTTTGCTGGTTACAGCTTCTACAAAATCTTTGTATTTGTTTAAATCAATATTGCTCATTAAAATGCTTTCAAAATAATCATGTTTTCATTAAAGCGACCATTAGGTGCAGTAGCGACTGCTTTAATATCTTTGAAGTATTTACGAGCAACTGGCTTGCTACCCATAACTTCTTTAATCTGCTCACCCGGTTTACGTAATGTTTTAACCTCACTCTGCGCTGTATCGAAACCAAGCAATGTGCTACCTTTAACAGTAAAAGTTTTACTGTAATCATCGGCAATGTAGTGATGTAACTTGCGCTTTGCTGTATCATAAACCCATGCTTCACTTGCACCATGAAGCTTGATTGGACTGATACTTACTAAGTCAAGTTTACTTGCGGTATCTTTAAATGTTTTCTGATACTTGAGTTTAGCTACAATTTTCTCGACTGGTACTGCTTTACGTTGACGAGGTGCCTTAGCGGCTTTCTTAACACTAATGTAACTGTTCAAATCATTGATAACCAACTCAATGAACTTAACAATATTCTTAACTTGAGTTTTAGTCAAGTGACTATAACCCTGAACAAGTTGACTATCGGTACCTTTGAGTAGTTCCTCAAACTCATTCTGTTTCTTTTTCCACACTTCAGTTAGCAAACTAATATGTTGTGGCATTACATTCTTTTTAGCGACTTCATCCATTGGACGTAGTGTGTGCTTTGTAGGTGCACCGGATGTGATGAACTCATCAAACAATCCTTCAAGCTCACCACCAGCTTCACGTGCTTTATCTTTTAAGATTTCCTGAATGTTGGGCCTTGCCGGTGCTTCGACTTCTGCTTTTTCTTCTTCTGGTTTGTGAACCAGTTTTAACAAACGAGTGATTTCGTTTTCAAGTGTCAGTTCCTCATGCTCAGATAGTTCTAGCCCACGTAATTTCATACGTGCCAACCAGCACAATGTTAGTAAGAATTCATTTTCGTGAATCCTACGCATAACTTTAGCATCGGCTGTGCGCTTATTAAACTCTAGGTATTGTGACAATAATTCTTTGGCATCTTTTTTGCCATAAAAACGATGATACCAAGTAAAACTACGCATGAGGGTAACTCTACGTTTATCCTCATCAGGCTGTAGGACAAATAGTGGTTCATCTCCATAGTGTTGAACATCCGCATCTCGGGGATTTAATGCTTTGACCAGACTATGGTCCTCTGTATTACGTTTACGTGTTGCCATTAGGCACTCCTTTACATCGATTTAGCTATTGTAGCACAACCCATATTTATTGTCAACCTTAGGTTCCAAGCGTAGGGTATAACGATAAATACTATTATGCCAAAGTTATCCTTATACCGCCCAAATAAACAGAATGATTATCGTTTCTTTGATAGAACTATATCGGAAGAATTGCGTGTTGGCGGCACGGATTTATACATTCACAAGTATTTAGGTCCTACTAATCAAGGACCTAGTATTGATTATACTCAACCTGAATATGATACAATGAGTCCGTTAAATATTCAGGATTTACTATTTTTAGAGAATAGAGATAGAACATATGACCCAAATGTTTATCGTTTACGTGGTCACTATAATGTTCAGAATTTAGACTTCGATTTAAGTCAATTTGGATTATTCTTAAACAACGATATTATCTTTATCAATGTTCATTATAATGATATGATTGATATTGTTGGACGGAAACTAATGGTAGGTGATGTATTAGAATTACCCCACTTATTAGATTATAATCCATTAAAAGAAACTATACCAGTAGCACTAAAAAGATTTTATAGTATTACTGACGCTAATTATTCAAGTGAAGGATTTAGTCAAACTTGGTATCCGCATATGTGGCGTATTAAGTGTGAGCCATTAGTTGATAGTGAAGAATATAGTCAGATATTATCCGAGCCTATTAATCAGGATAATTATCTAGGAGTATGGGATCCTACTAAAGTATATCCACCGGGTTATGTTATAACGTTTGGTGATAAGAATTATATCAGTAAAATAGAAGTTCCGGCTGGCACTATGCCACCAAATACAACATATTGGGAGTTAGATACGGCTTCAAATCTTAAAGACATTCTTGCTACATACAATCAAAACATTGCAATCAACGATGCGGCATTGGCTGAAGCCGCACGACTTGTACCTAAAGCAGGTTACGATAGAAACAATTTGTATGTTGTTCCTACATATGGTACATTCGAAACTAATACAGAATTGTCTGGTAAGTATAATCAGCCTGCGACACCTACTAACGTAGTAACAGGTAACTCAGGACCACCAGTAGCTACAGTTGAACTAATGCAATCATCGTTGTATAAAAATCCTAGCCCTGTATTGCGTATTCCCGCATCGTCAGTTCAAACTATCTTTAATATGACAGTTGATGGTGGTGCGGTTGAGCCAAGTGCAACATTATCATTAAGAGCATTAACAGTTGCCCCACAACTGACTTCAGGTGGATCAGGTCCTGTATCAGGTGATACAATGCTGACCATTGACAGCTTAGGTGTTATCACTGGCCCATATGGTACTGCTGACAATACATATGCGACTGCTGACCAAAATCCTGAATTGCCAGGATTCACTGATGCTATCACACCTGTGATGGACTTTAGAGCAGACTGTGATCCTAGATTCCAATTCATTGCACGTAGTAGCCCAAGAACATTCGGTTACACAACTGGTTACTTAGATGGTGATGGCACTGCGCCTAACGGCTTCCCAACTGGTGCAGGTATTGCATTCCCGCAGAATCCACAAGTAGGAGATTACTTCTTACGCATTGATTACTTGCCGCAACTATTATATCGTTGGGACGGACGACTATGGGTACGCATTTCCGAGAATGTAAGAACACAAACTGGATTCACTGATGCAGATAGGTCACAACAATCTAGCTTCATAAATAACAGTAACGTGACAGTATTGACTGACGGTACAACTACTAAACAGAAGCAAGGTCTATCGACCATTCTTACTATTGCACCAGACCCAATACCACCGCAACCTTAAAGAATATAAATGGCACAATTTTTCTATGACAATCAGATACGCAGATTCTTAATACAGTTTGCGAAAATATTCAGTAACTGGCAAGTTACTAAAGGTAAAGATCCTGCAGGTAATGAAATACTTGTTCGTGTTCCTATTATGTATGGTGATAGTAGTCGCCAAGCTTCTACTATCATTGCAAATAACAGCGCAAGTAACTTACCAAGTGCACCATTGATTACATATTATATCAGTGGATTAGAATACGACCAACGTAGAACACAAGATCCTACGTTCATTGATAAGATACAGGTTCGTCAACGTAGCTACAACGCAGATACACAAAGTTATGAACAAGTGCAAGGGCAAGCGTTTACAGTTGAAAGACTAATGCCTGTTCCATATACGTTGCGTATCAATGTTGATTTCTGGACAACTAATTATCAACAAAAATTAGAATTAATTGAACAACTAGGAACATTGTTTAATCCATCACTAGAGATTCAATCCACTGACAACTTCATTGATTGGACTTCACTGAGTGTTGTATATCAAGATGGCTTAACATTTAGTAGTCGCAGTATTCCTCAAGGCACAGGTAACCCTATTGATGTATTAAGTTGGAAGTTCTATATGCCTATCTGGTTAAGTAACGCTGCCAAACTTAAAAAGATGGGCGTTATCGAAAAAGTTATTGCTAGTATCTTTAAAGGTCAAGCACTAGAAGATATACAAGATGATGACTTGTTGTTAGGCACTAGACAAAAGATTACCCCGTATGGTTATAAGTTATTACTGATCGGTAATAGACTTCAGTTGCTACCTGCAGATGAAGCATTCTATCCCGATAACGAGAGTTTAGAATATCCGCCTCCACCAGACACAAGTTTATATTGGAGTAGTTTGTTAAACGTATACGGAACATTAAGACCTGGTATTAGTCAGATATGGTTACAGAATCCATTTATGAATACTGATATTGTAGGCACGATTGTACCTGACCCAACAGATGATAGATTGTTGATATACGATATTGACCCTGACACTCTGCCTCAAAACACATTGGATCCAGTAGACAGCGTGATTAACCCATTAGTCACTGGACCAAACGCAGGATTGCCAGGGCCTATCAATGGTCGTAGATATCTTATCGTAGAAGATGTAGGATCTCCCGGCGATACTACTATTGCTTGGGGAGCATTAGTTGCTAACGCAAATGATATTATTGAATATGATGCTACTTCGGGTGAATGGTTTGTATCGTTCGATAGTCAGGCTGCTACTACACTTGAGTATGTAACCAATCTTACCACTAATTTACAATATAGATTCGAATACACCGAAAATGTATGGATGAAATCATATGAGGGTTGGTACGCTCAAGGAGATTATTCTATCGTCATCTAATACTGTGATAAATCATAGTATGACTAATGTTTCTGCAGGCGTATTTTTCTATTCGGAATCTACTAAACGTTTCTTATATCTACTAAGAAATGACAGCAAGAATCCGGGCAACTGGGGTATACCCGGGGGTAAAATAGAAGGTGACGAGACATTGCTTGAGGGATTGCACCGTGAATGCATTGAGGAAATTAATTACTTCCCAGACAATGCTAAACTCATACCCATTCAGAAGTTTGTTAACAATTCATTCACTTATCATACATTTTTCTGTAAAGTAGATAATGAATTCACTCCTGTATTGAATGACGAACATTGCGGATATGCTTGGGTAGGTAATAAACAATATCCCAAACCATTGCATCCTGGATTATTTAATACAGTAAACTTTGATGTTGTTCAAAAGAAATTAAATTCACTTACAAAAAAAGAGACCTAAGTCTCTTTTTTTATTTTAGTAGTCTTGCTACCATATCGAATCCCAGTGATCCTAGAACTATTCCGGCGCCCATTAACATCCATCTCCACTTTTCTAAAGCAGAAATTTTACTAGCTAGTTCTTTGTGTGCGGTGGTGTCTTCATCACGCATTGATTTCAACATTTTTCTTGTTTCATCTGCGTTATGATTTATAGAGTCATGCACCTCTTTTAAACTAGCTTTGATTTCGCTGACATCTTGTTCAATGTTTTTAACTTGAACTTGAAGTACAGCGATATCTGTTTCAGTTTTAGGCATTTTAATAGTTCTACCTGTTGCCATGATTAAGCGGCGTCAATAGTCACGATTGGGTTAGGCTGTCCACCGTATGTATTAGCGGCGTATGCTGTGTTGAATGTAGCGATAACATCAGGGTTAACACTATAGACAACAGCAGTACCTGTACCAGTACCTGCGGCTGTAGCAAGGAATGTAACACCTGTCATATTAGATGCCGCACCACATACTGACCAGTCTGTTGTACCAGTAGAGTAAATTGTATACAATGTACCTGCTGATAATGAACCGGCA